ATTTTTACTGCTGGTGTAGATAATACACCTTGAAACCATTTTAAAACTTTTTTACGATCCATATTACCACCACCTTCGTGAGCAATTGGATAATAACCAGACCATCCTTTAACAGCCACAGCTATTCCTGTTATATCTCCTTTATTAGTAACAGAACCTGAACCCATTTTTATTAAATCTGGGTCTTTTGTTTCTAAGTCAATTGCTATTTCACTATACTTTGATAAATCTGGAAATTCTGTTGGTGGTACCCACTCTGTTTGTGGTTTAAAAAGAGGAATTTGCATTATTTAACTATCCCCCATGAGTTTTTAGTTTCTTTTTTTATTTCTTTCACTTCTTCAGGATAATCTCTATCGATCGCCATGTCAATATAATGTTTTGCTTTTAATAAATCTTCTTTTTGATTTTTTTGTTTATGACGACATAAATATTTAATTGCGTTTCCTTCGGCAAAAGGAATATTATTTCTGTTAATAAATTCTGAAGGTTGAATGACCATAGACTTATAATGATTTCCGCCTACCTGTTTTTTATATATTCCATCACTCATACGTCCCCCATTGGAAATGCTTTATTTTCATCTTTAGGTCTTACAATATGTAAATTTTCTTTTGCTCTAGTTGCGCCAACATAAAATAATCTGTTTTCATCATCGCGATTTCTTTCATAAGATTTTTGAGTATTCATAGTAAGGTCTGGTAAAATAACTACGTTATCTTCTTCCCCACCTTTAACACTATGAATAGTTGATAATTTAATTCTAGCTTCCTTATTTAATTCTTCTCCATTAGCTCTCATTTTTCTAATATAAGTAATTCTTTTTGAACCAGCATTATCAAAACATTCATACCAAGTGTTTTTAGTATTAAGACCATATCCTTTTGTTAATTGATCTATTCCATAAAAAGATTCTTTAGATAATGATTTTAATTTATTTTTTTCCCAATTAGTTGAACCCATATACTGAGATATACTTATAATCTCTTTATAATGTAATAATTGTCCTTGTCTTAAATGTTCCCAGTTAAGTGCTGCGTCCTGAATATTTTTTTCATAAGATTTATTAAATCTATCTTCAAAATATAATCCTTTTTCTTTTAATACTTCTTCTAAAGCTTTTAATTGATATCTTGTTCTAGTTAAAACTAACCAGTTTCCTTTATTCATATCAATATCTTCAAAATTCCAATGCTTATTAATTGTTCCTTCATGTGCTTTTGGTTTCCATTCTTTATGTAATCGGTTTGAAACTCTTCCTATAATTTTCATAGCATAATCATGAATTTTTCTAGGTATTCTCATTGATTGAGTTAAATTTAATATTTTTCCTGTTTGTGTAATAAAGGAATCTACATCCGCTCCTGCCCATCTAAATATTGCCTGATCATCATCTCCTGCAATAAAAGAATCTTGTGTATTAAAACTACCTACCATGTCCCATTGCATTCTAGATAAATCTTGTGCTTCATCAATAAACACTACTTCAAACTTAGGAGATTTATCTGATTTTACAAAATCTAAAATCATGTCATTATAATCTATAAGCGAATATTCTTTTTTATATCTATCTAATTCATTAGCTATAATAATAAGTTTATCATATTCTAATTTTTGAGTATGTTCTTTTAAATTAAATTGTTGATCTAATGTAATATTTCTTAATTTTGCAAGATTAATAATTCTTAAGTAATCACTTTTTGTAGTAAATAAACCAGTTTCTTCATCATCATAATCATTATAATCTATTGGTATTTGAATTTTCTTTCCTAAATCTTCATAATGTCTACGTTGCATAACATTTTCTTTACTAATTCCTAAACGTCTAAATGCTAAGGAGTGTAAAGTTCTAAAATATGGAAGATCATCTTCTGTTAAATTAAATTTTTTAACAGCTCTATTTCTTGCTTCATTTGCTGCTTTTCTAGTAAAAGCAAAATAACCTACTTTATCTGGATCAGTTTCTTTTAAATAATCATCAACTTTATTTAATAAAGTATGTGTTTTCCCTGTACCTGGTGGTCCTAATACTATTGTTTTCATTTAAAAGACCTCACACCTTCATCTTTCATTTTATCTTTCATGTTTTTATATTTTTCTGCTTCTATTATAGCATTTTTTAATTTTCCTCTATCTTGTTCTAAATCAATTTGTTTCATTTTAATTAAATTACTTAAACTTAATACTTTTCGTGCATTATCTCCCCATCTTTTATTAATTCTATTGTATCTTTTTAATCTATGGTAAGACATTTTGTTTTCACAATTTTCTTTTTTAAGTTTTTCTTCATATTTCTCCATTTTTTGTAATTTAGGTTTTAATTTAACAATTAAATATGATTCCCAATAATGCCTTCTTTGTAAATTTTTTGATGCTTCTAACAAAATAACTTTATCTACTGGACTGTCTTTCATTATTCGAAAAGGTCTGCCACCATAAAAATTTTTTGTTTCTCCCACATACATTAATTCTCCTTTGTAATAACGTAAATAAATACAGCCAATTTCTTTATCGTATATTATTGTTTTCATATTTTTCTAAAAAAATGTCTCCATATTGATGATCTAATAATTGAAACTACTGTAAATATTAATGCAATATGTAAACTGTCCCAAATTGTTGGGTATAATCCAAAAAATGGAAAAATATATAACTGAATTAAAATTGCTAAAATTAACCCACTTCCCACATCAATAAAACTTTCTATAAAACATCTTACTTTCATTAAAATGAATCCTTTGGTTTAAGTTGTTTTTGTTGATAGACTTTTTCTGGTTTTTCAAATGCATCTACTATCATTACACTTGGTCTTTTTTTACCAATATAAATTCTATCATCCTTACAATTACAATGTTGTATTAATAAATCTTGTGTAGTTTGATGTTTTTCTGGCCATTTTCTTCTTTGTAAATAACCATGGAAAAATTTATTAAATATAAAATGATGTTTACTTTCTGATGTCCATACATTTCCTAAAAATATTTCTTCTTTATTTGTTGTCGCTGCTGAATCATTAGTGCAATATTCTTCTAAGTGATCTTTTAATTGTTCTATTAATGACGATCCAATTGGTGCTTTTATAATTTCTACTCCTGCAAGTAACATATCTGTATATTTTTCAAATTCTTTTACTGTAATTCTTGGTGGTTTTCTATTAATTTGTTTTGTAACAGTTCTTCTAAATAATCTTTGTTCTAATAAAGAATCAATTGTGTCTAATTTTACTCTTTCTCCATCTACATTAACCCAATAGTATGGTTCGTCTAATTCTACTTTCTGTAAATCACTCAGAGTAGGAAATACTGATTCTCCACCTATTCCAAATTTTCTAGTTTTACATAATGATTTATCACAATGATTACACATAGGTTCTTCATTACATTTAAAACCTAAGTCTTTTTTACTGTGAAATTTTATTTTATCTTGAATAACTTTATCTTCTAATGGTTCTACAAAATGCATATAATTAAATTGATTTATTTTTTTAGGCCATTCTTCTGGCCACTTTCTTTTTGCGTATTGAATAAATTGATAAATAACTCTATCTCTTCCATCGTCTAATTTATTTTGTGTTAATGATTCTAAACAAGGAGGACCATCGCTAAATTCTGACTGTGGTCTTTTAACTTCTAATTCTTCTAATTGTTCTGGTGTTAATTTATTTTTTTCATATAAATCGTAAAAAGCTTCTAAATCAACAGCTTCGCCAGTTTCTCCAAAACAATATCTTGTTGTATCATCACCATTAAAATATGGTAAGTTTAAAAAATTTCCTGTATCATCTTTCGATTTTAATTCTATTTGTTTTGGAAATACCTCTGATCCACCATAACCTAATACTGCACTAATAGATAAAAGTTTATCTCTCATTAATTTTGCTCCAACAGGAACTGTTGTAAAACAAAACACATGTGCACCACCTGATTTAGACCTAAATACTAATAATGGTAATTTTAAACTTTTAATTTTATTAATTAATTTTTGATGATCAAACCCTGCATATGAATCTATATCTACACAACCCCATTTACATTTGTTATCATCATTGATTGGAATAATACCTAAACTTGGTTCTCTACCTTGTAAATGAAATAGCCAATTGTCATCAGTGACCATTTCTCTTTGTACAAAAGATTTACCTTTAATCTTTTCTCCATCTACGCCTTTTTTATCAACATAAGTGACACCACGCGCTCTATCTAATCCTTGAAATATATTTTTAAATTTTTCTACAGACATAATTTTCAAAGTGGGCGCTTCCACTCTCGCTTTCACGCCCACTACCTAGGATTCGGTTAGTACGGTGTTGTACTTGAAGTTTCTTCAGTTCCGTGTTTAGCTTGAATTTCTCCTTTGCCAACTCTTTCAGCAAAGTTTTTAGCTATATCGTAAACTGATTTATCTGTAACAGGTCCAACTTTAGACACATCCCATCCAAACCATGTTCCTTTGTCATTAGACATCTGAACAGTTTTTAGATTATAAATATGGCTATATGTTGGCGGAGTAAATAATCCATTTTTACCCTGCATTTTAATACCCATCATCATTGAATTCCATTTTCTACTAATTTTTAATTGAGTAGCTTTCATAGAAATCAAAGCTGTGGTTGGACTATCACCCATTAATATAACAAAATGGTTAGCAGTATTCTCCAAATAATTACCATTTGGTAATCTATCTTTGTAAGATTTATCACGAGTAGTTGTACTCACAATATCACTATCTGCTTCGTGAATTGCAACAGGTGCGCCAGTGCTGGTACCTCTGTCTTGCCATTCTACATATTGTCTTTTATAAAAAACTGGAACGACATTAATAGAGTCATATAGTTCATTAGTGACAGTATTTATTATCTTGCCTGGCTCTGCGCCTTCGACATATTTTCCATGAGTCTTATTGACTTCTGGAGATAATTGTCCCAAAACTTTTAAGAATGGTAACGCAAGATCTTCTTGCGATATGTTTTGAGTACCTTTATCAGCATCAGCTTCAAAAATATTTGTTGCTAATGCTCCTTCTTTTTTTGTTGCTACTTGGTTCATGTTTATTGTTTCCTTTTTATTGTAGTCTTATTTCCAACAAATATGTTGAAAAGTTCCGTTGGCATATCTTTACCTGCCTCAGTACGCTCACGGACTAGCGCTTTTAGAGTCATGGGTTCTACCTTCATCTTTTGTGTCGGTTGAAACCCACGCTCTTGTGCAAGGGAAGCATAATCAGCTGCCTTGTTTTCTTCGTTGCGACCAAAAGACACGGATATCTCGTTTTTGATTATATCTCCTAGTCCATTATCACGAAGCCATTTAAAAGCCTTTTCTTTATTAGCTACAGTAATATTTGCACTGTAAAAAGGCTTAACATCTACTGAAGAACCATCCATTAGTTTAAGATGAGCTAAACCCATCTCGGCCATCATGGTTGGAATTACTTCTCCAGATACATGTTCTAATTTCTTTTTTAGATCTTTTAACTTTTCTTCAGTTTCTTCAATCATAAATTGAAATGTTTGTAATCTTTCAACTTGATCAGCTAAAGATTGTATATTGTCAGTTTTTTTAACGACCTCCTGTTGGTCTTTTTCGAAATCAATCATTAATGTCTCCTTTCTCGTATAAATTAATTGTAATAGGATAGTATTTTCTTTCTTGTTTATCCCATTTTAATAGATTGTATTTTCCGTTTGTAATGTCAGAAACTATAGAACATGCAACTCCAATTATTGCAGGATCACCTGTCAATAATAAATAATCTCCTTCTTTAAAGTTCTTTAAACTTTTTCTTAATTTAAAAATTAAAGGACCTGGAGAAAAAATTATTTGAGAAAATTCTGGTAGCAAAAATTTAAACTTTCCATAATGAGAAGCACCCATAATGTTAATTTTAGGATTGCCTGCTTGTGTGCCTGGAATTTCCTGTATTACATAAACTATATTTTCTTCTTTCATGACTTGACATATAATGCATGATAGATTATATGTCAACCCATAGAAAGAAAAATTATGAATTATAAATTTAAAACAAAGCCGTATAAGCATCAATTGACTGCTTTAGAAAAGTCATGGAATAAAGAAACCTATGCTTATTTTATGGAAATGGGTACTGGTAAAACAAAGGTATTAATAGATAATGCAGCAATGCTATATGATAAAGGTAAAATAAATGGTGTTTTAATTGTAGCACCAAAAGGAGTTGTTAAAACTTGGTATGAACAAGAAATTCCTACACACTTACCAAATCATGTAGAAAATGTGTCCGTATTATGGCAACCAAATATTACTAAAGGTCAATCTAAAAAACTAGGCACTTTATTTAAAACAGGAGAAGAACTTCACATTCTAGTTATGAACGTAGAAGCTTTTAGTACAACTAAAGGCGTTGATTTTGCTTCTAAGTTTATATCTTCACATAATACTTTAATGGCAATCGACGAAGCCACTACTATTAAAAATCCTAAAGCACAAAGAACTAAAAATATTTTAAGACTTGCACCTAGAACTAAATATAGAAGAATTATGACAGGTTCTCCTGTTACTAAAAACCCATTAGATTTATTTAGTCAATGTTATTTTTTAGAT